GGTAGAGGTCGTCCCATGATACCCCCGGCGCTAGTGCGAGCTCGGCGTATGCGCCATCGGCGGAGTCGACCTGGTCGTCGTGAGCATCGTCCACTCCCGAGAATTGCTCGAGCTCGCGAAGATGGTCTGTGAGCCAAACACCACGCAAACACCCGACCCGGCCCTGAGAAGCGGCCGAAGCATAGGGCCCGGCTCGTACTGGCTTCGAGCCCGTAGGCCGCTCGAATCGTACCCGATAGCCCTCGAGTGCGCGACCGAGAGCCCGCGCTGCGATCTTGCCGGCGCTGCCTGGCTCGTGTTCTATCACCTGGAGTGTGCCCGGCGGATCGCTCTCGACCACCGCTCGAAGCCGGAGCTCGAGCGGCCCCGGCTCGAGTTGGAAGCGCTCAACGTCCTCGACCAGATAGTCGACCGGGGCGTCGGTGAGCTTGGCCATGAGCGTCCCTACGGTCCAATCGGGGTCTCGGCCTGGCTTGGCCTCGGTGGCCGCGAGGTCCCAATACCGCACCCGGCGCCGCACCTTGCCGGGAATGAAGTCGAAGAGCTGAAACCACTCACGGCGGAATAGCGCACCCGGCGGCCTCACGTCCCAATTACCCTCCATGAGCATGGCCCGCTCGTAGGGGTGAAGCTGCATCAGGCTCTTTTCGTAGTCGTCGGCGTCGAGGTGCGGGTTGTCTCGGATCTTTGACGGCACAAAAGCCCGGCCCGGAGTGACGAAAGCGGCCGTATCCTCGGGCCCGATCTCGTCGGCGTTGACCTTGAATCGTTGCCTAACCCACTCATGGCCCGAGCCGCCGGGGTTCGAAGTCGCTCGCACTCGAATCGGGAGCTTCGAAACCACGGTGCGCCGCTGCCTTGAAAACGCGATGTAGACGTACTGCGCCTCGAGAAATTGCGTGAGCTCGTCAAAGCCCGTGTAATGCCAGCCGCCGCCTTGATAGCTCTCTCGGTCTTTGAGGTGTTGGCAATGGCCGAAGTTGAGCTGAGCGCCACTCGGAAACACCCACCGAGTCGGATAGCCGTCGCGGCTCTCGGCGCCGATGGCCTGGCCTGAGAGCCACTCATTGGCGAGCTCGAGGAGCCCGAGCGCTATTTTGAGCTGTGGAAACGTGCGGCGTAGAATGAGGGCCCGGTATTCTTTGAAGTCGACGAGCTGAAGCGCCGCAAGCAAGAGGTATACGCTCTTCCCACCGCCGGCGGCGCCACCGAATAGGGCTTCTCGCTTCCAATCCATCGAGAGCGCGAGCGCTTGCCGGTGCGTCGGCTCCACCGGTAGCTTGATGGAGGTCGGCCACACAATATCGCCGAGGCGCCATGCCGGGGCGGCACTCACTTCTTGGCCCTCTTCTTGCGTGGCCTCTTCTTGGCGGCCTTCTTCTTGGTTGGCTTGCGGCGCTTGACGAGCCCGAGCTGCTCGGCGATGGCCAGCCGGCGAGCTTCGGTGGTCGGAAGCATCGGCGGCGTTCTCTCATCGGGCGGCGCCATCATATCGGGGCGAGCTTGGGCGCTGAGAATGAGGGCGGCCGAAGCGATAATCTGCTCGAGCTTCGGAGCTCGGGCGGCGAGAATCACCACCCTGAGCGCGATTAGCTCGGCGAATGTGATGCCCGGCGGCAATAGGTCGGCCATGTCGGGGGGGAGCTCGAGTAGAAGCGTCTCGGGTACTTCGTTCTCGAGTATCACATCGAGGGCGGTGCGTAGCTTGGTGGCCACCCGGCGGCCGTTTGAGTAGCCGCCGGGGTTGCCCGTCTCGCCTGGTTTCCATGGGGGGTGGAGGTTCTCGGGGTGTGGCTTTGGCGTTGGGTTGGGCATGATGTTTATCCGGTGCTTTGCCCGGTGCTTGTGACCGTATCTGACACAAGAGCGAGGGCTCGCTCGACCGTGTAGACCACCTCGAGCGGCCCACCGCGCCACTCGGCGAGGAGCTCTCTTTGTGAGTCGCGTAATGAGCCGCCCTTGCTCTTGCACTCGATGAGAAAGGTTCGGCCCCGGTAGCCGACGATGAGGTCGGGGTGGTCGGATAATACCACCGTGGCGCCGATGCGACGTAGGGCCGCTACGATGGAGGGCTCGCTACGGTCTCGCTGCTTAGCCCACCTGGCGGCCACCTCACCGCTCCCCATGAGCGCTTAAACGGCCGAATGCCAACACCTCTTGTTGCATCCGTTTCGCGGCGATCTCGCAATACTTCTCTTCGATTTCGATACCGATGGCTTTGCGGCCAAGATCCTTTGCGGCTCTGAGCGTAGTACCGCTGCCCATGAATGGGTCAAGGATTACGTCTGTCGAATCGGGCGACACACGAGCCACAACACGGGACCATTCGTCCTCGTTCTTTGGGCATGGGTGGCCGCGTTCCGCCTTGTATGAGCGCCGTTTGATTGTCCACGAATCTGGGCGGCAACCTCTACCACGCGAAAGATAAGGGTCTTTTCCGTAGGCGAAAAGCATCGTCCACGTACAGAATCCCCACGAACTTCGTCCCTCTCCGGCTGGTTTGATCGACGCGAGAACCCACGTCGGCGCTGGATAGAATCCAGTTGAGGCTATACCTGGAGAAAGAATCACACAATGGGCCGCATCCATGAGCATCGGCATGATCTCGGCGATGAGCTGCCCGACATTCTCGGGAGTGTCGTCGAATGATAAGTACGGCATGCCGATTCCGAACGGCGGATCTGTCACCACGGCATCGACCTTCGACAGCGTCGGCAATATATCGCGACAGTCGCCATGGTATATCGTGACCGCATCGTCTTCGTAGTACGGCGCAAGCAGGCTCATCGACCCCACACCCGCCCCACATCGCCCTCGAGCTTTCGAATCGTCTCGGCCTGGCGAGCCACCGTGTCGCGTAACTTGGCGACCTCTCGCTCGAGCTGATTGGCGCGAGTCTGCTCGATGGCCCACCGCTCTTTATGGCTGAAACCTCCCGAGGCGCCCGTGGTTCCGGTTTCCTGCTTCTTTTCCATGCTCTTTTCCTTCTGGTTCTGGTCCCGTGTCGGTTGGTGAGTCGCTGCGCGCCTCAGTCTCGAGTCGTCGGGCCCTTGAAGTGGGCCCACTCATCGAGCCAACCGGAAAGGGAAGAGAGACCGCCTACGCTCTGCTCCGGCTCACTGTACGAAGCTATAATGAGCAAGAGGGCTCGGCGTCAATAGGGTTTGCGAGAGACAGAGCATTATGGAGCAAATGGGCGATAAACAGAGCTATGAAACCGCCTCGGCGCCGGCCGCTTGCGCTTCCGTTACGGTTTCCATGAGCCGCCATCGGTGCCGCTGCCTCACGCCAAGCGCCTTGGCGAGCTTCACGAGCGTGAAGTCTTGAGGCGGCCGCTTTTGGAGCTCGATCGCGCAAATGGTTGTAAAGCTCATGCCGGACCGAGCCGCGAGCGCTTCCTGGCTGTAGCCGAGCTCGAGCCGGCGTCGTTTTAATTCGATCAAGTCGTTTCCCCCTTGCGGCGTTATAGCGTCTGTGCCAATTAGATAGGGCCCTGCGTCGGGGCTACGCTATAGGACCCACCATTAAAACGAAAGAGAGCGCGACAATATGGCCCGAAGAATGTCTGAGATAAACAAAAAGACCGGGAAGTATTTCAAAACTCCCGACCTCGAGGAGCTCACCGGGAGGCCTTGGCAAACGGCTCGAATCAATGTGACTATTACGAGAGCCTACGAGGGCGCCTACGCTGCGTCGTCGAATGGCCCCGAGGAGCCGGCCTTTTTCATCGAGCTGGCCGGCATCGCAAAGCCGATGGGCGTCAACTACACCAACCGGTGTGTGCTCGAGCAAATGCTTGGCAGCGATGCCGAGTGGGATTCGGCGTGGCTCGCTGGGCTTCGGCTCACGATCTCGGCTCACATGACCAATAACGGCAAGGTCGGGCTCAAACTCGACCCGGTGGCCGACACCGCGCAAGCCGAGTCGGCGGCCGCTCGGGCGAAGATCGAGGCGACCATGCGAGAGCGTGGCGAACAGCCCCGGCGGCCGGCGTACCGTGAGGCGCCGC